ACGATGTAACGGAACCCATAGACCGTATTCGCCTGGCTACCTGCTGGCGCCGTGTTGCAGCCCACCGTGAACGTGCCGACTGCCGTAGCACTCACGTTCAACTGCAACGCCGCCGAAGCATTGTTGATCGGTGTGATTATCACCCCGAGCGGTGCCGCGCCGAATGCCTGTGCAAACGTGACTACCACTTGCGCGCCAGCCGCCGGCGTGGTACCCGTGCCGAACGTAATCGAGCCCGCCACGTCCGTCGAGTTGGCCGTCACCACCGGCGCGGGCGGGCCCGTGCCTGCGTTCGCACCAGCCGCGGCAGTGGGCGAGGTAACCGCGGGACCTACCGCGCCCGGCGCCTGGCCGGCTGTCAGGTGACCATTGTTGGCGATCTGCAAGCCGGTGAGCGTACTGACTACCGCGGTACCGGCCGGATCAACATACATCGCATCAGCCTGATTCGGTCCCTGGCGTCCAGCAGCCGGGCCGAGCACCCCGGACAGTTCGGCCACATCGAGATTCGGTGGATAAGGCATCGTTCACGCTCCTTTCAGACCAGCGATGTAAGATAGTGGGTCGCGTTGTTCTGCGAGCCATTCATGGTCTGGTTGACGGCATTCTGAATCTCCGTCGTCATGCGCGTCTGCCAGGCCGCATCCGTGGCGTCACTCGCCCCGGTCGGCTTGACTTTCGGATACTTGACCGTCCGCCCTGAGTCAAGTTTCGCGATTGCGAACAAGGCGTGTGTCGTAGTGTCGGTACTGCTGACTGTGGCCATGCGTCCTCCTTCAACCCAACAGGCTATAGCCGAGACTGAACGTCACACTCGGAGTGGTGCCAGTAATCAGCACGTCCACGCTCCACGTCCTGGGCAGCACGCCATTGAGGCTTACCGTAAAGGACTCAGCCAGCGCTGACGGATACAATGCGTACACGTACTCGGTTGTTGCCACCGGTGGCGCGAGCGCGGCCGGTGTCCAGATCGGAAACGCCGTGCCAGTAATCGGGTCGATGGCGTTCACGCGGAGCTGAATGGTCGGCGTCGTGCCGCTCACCGCGGTCACATTGAGGTACAGGATCAAACCGCGGTGGTTCGGGTTGGCCAACGCTACGCCGCTGGTATTGGTGGTCCGCGCAGCGGACGCCAGCAGCGTGCCGACGATGTTGCCCATCTGCCGCTGGCCCTGGCCGGTGCCGTCGTCGTTCCACGGCCGGACATCCATCGGGTTGACTTCGTTCGGCGCCGCCGCGATCTGGTCGATTTGTGTCGGCAATGGTCTACCCTCCCACGGCTCCGTTCGGCGACATCTGCGGCGCCTGCCCACCGGTCTGATTCATAATCGCAGCCTGGACTCCGGTACCGAGCGTTGCGTTCATCTGCCCGCCGAGACTGCTGATCGCCTCATTGCCCATATGCACGCCCGCGCCTACGGCGCCATTCCCGCCTGGAGGGCGAGGCGGGAGCAGCGCCGTAGGCGTTCCGCCAATTGTCATCTGCCCCTGCTGTTGGAGTTTGGCTATGCGAGCAAACTCCTTGTCGCCTTGCATCTTGGCCGCGAGCTCCCACACCAACTGCTGACCCTGCGGCGAGTTGAGCGCTTTCTCTACCGCAATCTTATCGATTTCCTCTTCCGGAAACTCCATGCCCGCCATCTGGTCCAACCACGTGTAATGCGAGATCGCCGGCGTAGGACCCTGCATCCATTGATAGCCAGCCTGAGCGAGCGGAATATTGCTCCAGGCCCTGGTTGGGAAAACGACGTCGACACTGAAATCACCGTTCAGGTCCTTCGCGCTCAGGTCCAGTAGATCGTGGCGTTTGCCTTCTTTATCGATGCGCGTGTACACCGGAATCGGTTCTTTGAGCGTCTCGCTCAAGCACGATGTAACCTCGAGCACCAGCTCCGCACAGCGCTTGTACGCCTGCACCGCGCCATTGAGAATCTGCGCCTGGGAATACTCTGAGGCGACCTGCTGCACGCCCATGGCCACCGGGCCCATGCCCTGTGCACCGGACGCCGGGCTAACCGGCATGGTGGCGCCAAGCTGGCCGAGCGCAAAGGTGATGAACTGGGCGTTATCCTTGTTGACTCCGGGATGGACCGCTGGCACCGGCTTGCCTGCCACGTAGCTAACCTGACCGCGTTTGATCTTGACCGTCATCGGCCGACCATCTTCGGTCCAGTACTTTGGATCGATACCGGTCGGATCGACAAACCACCCTCCGAAGCCCACGTTATACGTGTGCGCCACGTCTGCCGACACCGTGTTGTTCAACCCACGGATCAGCCCGCGGTACGTCCACAGCAGTGGAAACCCTTTCCGGTCCAGGTCCCGTTCCTGCGGCCAGTGTGAGCCGTAGAAATAACCGCCTGGGACCTCGCACAGACCATACTCCGCTTCGAGGTTGATGAACGCTTCGCGCGCCGTCACCAGCGTGCCTTGCGCGTCGTACACGTTCATATCCGTGGGGTAGCCTTCTTCAGGCTTGCCCTCGAGCGGGACGTTGCCGATTTGATAAAATACACCCCCCGGAACCCACAACTCGTACAACGTCAGACGCGTGTCGGCGCCGCGGAGGATGCTGCTATTCGAGTTCGACCAGCCCTGCGTATCGTTGGGTGCATCACCCGGCCCGAGCATCGTCCAGTGGAACCCGTCGCGGTTCAGACTGCGCGCCGTACGCACCGTCCTGCACAACATCGCATCGACTTTGCCGGTGGCCGGGTCCAACCCGATCGGCAAGCACACCGCCGGTGGCAGCACACTCACTACGATGGGCAATCTACGCGCTTTCGCGTCCCGTGCGTAGGCCGCGTACGCATTGCTCGACTTGTTGTCGTCTGGCTGAAAGTCGAATTCTGGTTCGAGCTCGTTATCGTAGATCGCATCCTCAGGGTCACGGCCTTCGCTGTCCCGCTGAAAGAACGGACGAATCTTGCCAGGCCCGTCCGGATTGTCGGGATCAGGTTCGGTGAAGTCGAGCAGGCCGCTCCAATGAGCCGGCCGTGGTACCACCAGCAGGCCGAACTCGCCATCCGTCGAATGGGCCACGAGGTTATCCCAGATCGGCTCACCGTTAGCTTTCAGCTCGCCGAGCGCACCCGCCTTGCCGGAGCGTCCGAGGAAGTGCTCAACCTTCTCGGCCAGGCGTTCGGCCATCGGGCCGGGACCGCTGTTGCGTTTGATGTCGGGGACTTTGGCCGTGAGCGTCTGCAACACGTCCATGACGATCTTGGAGCCGAACGGCGTAGTAATCCGGAACGCATCGGCATTGTCCATGTCCTGCGGCACGGCCGGCGGGTCTTCATTCCGTCGCAGCAAGCCACACAATTCGACACGTTCGCGGGACGTGCGGAATCGGCCGTAGTGCTGGCTCCAGTAGTCAGCCAGATTGAATCGCGAGCCGTTGGCTACCGTGTCCTGACGCGGGTCGTTAGCCACTAGTCGTCATCCTCAGCCATGGGCTCTGGAGACTTGACCGCATACGTCCACAGACGCCACGGATCATGCTCGACAAGGGCATACGAGGCCGGTGGATCGACACCGTGAAACGAAATGATCCCGTCGCCAACTGAAGCATACGCCGGGTCGACTTCTTCCAGAAAACGATTGCTGATAGTGATTCGCTGCGGCCAGTTGGCGACCGTAATTCGCCCATCGATGTGTTTTTCAAACCGTACGTAAGACCACTGTTGCTCCACAATCACAACTCACCCTTCGCCTCCAGGCGTGCGAGCAGTCTGACCATCGCGCGAAACCGGCGCCGCGGCATGCTGATATACGCCGAAAACTCGTCGATGCTGGACAGGTCGCCATCGGGCTCCGAGTACGGCGCGATCGTCAATTGCACCATCGGGCCGTGAGCCTGACCACCCCAGAATCGCGAGGCGTAAAAGCCGTACCGCTCGTCGCACAGCACGTCTGTGCTCACCGCGCGCTCCCGAGCAGTGCGCCCCACTTCGGGTCGACCTGCGGCGCTGGATTGGCGTTGATGTACTGGAGCCGGCTCGAATGACCGAGCAACGCCTGCTGCGCTCGTAACACAGCTAGCTTCTCGATCACCAGCCGGATCAGGTGCGCCAGCGCGTCAATGTCGTCGTCGTGCGCTGACCTCGGGAACGTCGACATCTGCCGCGACAAGATCGGCCACCAGCTCGAGTGCAGGTCCGCCGTGATGCTGCCCGCTTTGGCGCGACCGGGAATAATCATGGCCCGCGTGATCTTGTCGCCGTCCGTCTCGATCGGTTCGATGGTCAGGCTGAACCTGCGCGCCTCGCAGTACGACATGAGCTGGCGGCACAGGTCGCGCGTGGCGCCTTCGCGTTCGTAGGCCCGCTTCTCGATACCAACCAGGACTGGCCGATGCAGGCACAACCACTCGCCAATATGCTCGACGTGCCGTTCTTCGCTCAGGTGCTCACGGAAGGCGTCGAGCAGGTGAATGTGTGGCATCTCGGGTACGCGTTCGACGCCACCGAGCAGGCCGACCGTCCAGTCAGACGTGTCCGCGTCCGAGTAGTTCAGGTCGAAGGCGGCCACGAGATCGAGTGTCGAGCGGTCAAATGGCGGAGTCTGTGGGAACCAGGCCGGGTTGAGCAGCAGGCCAGCTCGAGGGGTCGGCGTCTGCTGAAATTGTGCAGAGTAGGCGTAGGGGCCGAGCTCGATCTTGCGCCGTTCGATGACCGCGCGAGGGAAACGCTGCTCGATCAGCAACTCGCCCTCGTGGGTACGTTGGTCGTGTGGCCGGCCAGTCAGCGAACACTGGCCGGCCACAGTCAAATCGTTGGGTACGGATTCGCTGCTGCTGCTGCGTTCAAGCCCAACTCTATGAGGATCACCCCCTTTCGCCGGCTGCTCGTACTCCATCTTGAGTTCGATGTGATGGATGTCCTGGCCTTCGCGCTCGAGCCAGTCGGCTGTGACGTCTTCTTCGTGCGTTCGCTGGCCGATCATCACCCGCACGCCGCCTGGCAGCACGCGACTCGGAAAGACCTCACGCCAGATCGTCAGCGTGGCCTCGCGTTCGGCGTCTGATTCGACCTTCTTGACGTGGTGAGGATCGTCGACACAAACCATGTGTGCGTGATGGCCCGTGACCTCGCCCTTGATCGACGTGGCGATCCGCCAACCCGTCTTGTCGTTGACATAATTCCCCTTGACGTTCTGATCGCCGACGAACGCCCATGGCACGCTGACCTGGCCTCGATACCATTCGGTCTGCATGAGCCGGCGAGTTCGCACGGCATCCCTGAGTGCCAGGCCATCGTCGTAAGACGTGGTCAGCCAGCGCGTCCACGGCGCCCATGTCCAGACCCACCCTGGCCAGAGCACGCTGGCAATCAGCGACTTGCTCGAACCAGGCGGCGTGTTGATGAGCAGGTTCGGCTCGGGCAGCTGGCCCGTGCTGACCGCCTCGAGGTGCTCGCACAGCAGGCCGATATGCCAAGAGTCGACGAACGGCACAGCTGGTTCGAGGATGCGCCACGCCTGCTCTACGAAGGCGTGTAGGCGTATCTCGGGATGTGCGTCAGGTGGCGGGGTCCACGGCTCCGTTTCGATGAGGCTCAGGTTCGGGGAGCTCTCGGGCTGCGTCGGGATCGGCTGGCCGGAAGCCAGCGACCATTCGAATGACG